AATTGCATCAAGTCAAACCGCTCCTTTATGTGATATAATAAATGTGTTGGATTTATTGAATCAGTCGGAGCGATCCGGCTTTTTTATTTATTAGACTTCCATGCTATAATCGCTTTGGGAGGCGATACTATGAAAGTTACTATTGATTCACGCACTGCTATGAAAAATGCAGCCGAATACGTTTTGAATGATTTGGAGTATCCTCCAGTCGAAATTGAGCTGACAGAAGATCCAAACGATTTCCTGAAAATAGCATCCAACGTTGCTCGTGAATACAGAGAAGAATTTATTCGTTGCCTTGAAATGGAATTTAATATGAGAATTGTTAAGAACTCTACTGAGCAACTTGAAAAACACGGTATTGATATTATTCGCAAAGAAGACTCTTGACGGGTCTTTTTTATTTGCCTTCAATGAGTTCAATATCCACCAATCGAGCCACTGCTAAATTCTCTTTGCTTTTAGCTGTCCATTTATCGCATTCCATCGTGTTTTCAATACGAATGATCGCTGAGTGATTATAGAGATGCTCTACATATCCACGAAACGGATAGATGAACTCTTCAGCTTCACAGCGAACCATGTCACCGACTTTGACTTTTGGTTTCTTACGTGTTTTAGGGTTCTTTGTCGGCATATCTAGCATTAAACCGCCGATACCATGACTACTAGCGTAAAATCCGTCTTTTAGTTTCATTCTTTTTCCTCCAATTTACGATCATCACTTAATATCGAAATTCCAAACTTACGAATAGCATCACTTACATCAGCAACAAACTGACTTGCCGCTTTATATGTTTTTTCTGCTGAAATTCCATATTCTTTTTCAAACTTTGTCTTTAGTACATTCAGTTCCTGTTTTCTTAGTTTTGTTATTCTGCGATGTCTGTTGTTCATTCCGCTTCCTCCTCAAATACTCTTCTAATATTTCTTTATACTTCTCTACAAATTTGAAACGATCTTGATGAAGTTTCTTGCTCCAATTTGTTTGCCGATCCA